CTGGGCGGCAGAATCCTTCCGAAAGGAAAATCCCACCCGTGGCTACCGTTGGAAGCCGCGATAACCACGTGTGGGATTTTGTTGGAGGTTGAAATGTTGTTGGGAACGTTTGTGAATGAGGTCTGGTGGCCCTCCTGCGGGAAGCTCCGCGAGTGCACGAGGGTGGGCTACGAGTCGGCCTACCGCTGCCACATCCAGCCGAAATGGGCTGACGTCGACATGGAGTCGATCACCGCGAACGACATCGAGGAGTGGCTCGGCTCGTTCAATCAGGCCGGCGCCGCGCGCAAGGCGTGGGCCGTGCTGCGGGCGATACTCCGACTCGCCTACCGCAAGGGAGCCACCGACAATGACGTGACACGTCGTGAAATCAGACTGCCGCACCTGCGGCGGTATGAGCCGCGCGTGCTCGACGCCAGACAGGTAAGACGGCTGCTCAAAGGCTTCTACGGTCACGCGTTGGAAGCCTGGTTATTGGTCTCCGTCTGCGCGGGACTGCGCCGATGCGAGTCCGTCGGCATTGAATGGGCCGACTTGGATTTACGCCGGGGAACCGTGACCGTCAAAAGGTCAGTGCAATGGGTCGCTGGACATGAAACGGTCACCGACCCGAAGACCGACCAGAGCCGACGGACGGCCGCACTACCCCGGTTCGCAGTCAACCGGCTCGCGCAATTGCGCCACGGCAGAACCGGCAGGCTGGTCGGCGATCTGAACGCCAACCAAGTGGCAGCTCATTACACGTCATGGTGCCAACGCATGAAACTCCCCTGCGTGCCGCCAAGGAACCTCAGGCACACCTTCGGCACTCTGGCAATCGCTGCGGGAGCCGATATCTCAGTGGTCGCACGACAACTCGGTCACAGCGACATCAAGACAACCGCCCGCTACTATCTCCGCCCCGATTTGTCCGTGCTGAGAAGTCTGCAGCGGGCATGGGAGCGGCTCATTATCGGGGTCGCATAGCTTTCCGTAACCCTGTACGACGGCGAAGGGTTCACCGTCATCAAAACCGGAACGTTGATATTCGTGAAGTTCAGCGGCACGATTGGTGCTGGCAGTTGGGATGCGAAACAGTGCAAGTACGTTCTGCCGCGAGAGTATTGGCCTCCGGTTGAAGTCAACGGCATGTGCTGCGTGTCCAACGGTCAGACCGCGCGAATGTTGGTTGTTCAAGCGAACGGTGTCATCCGAATTGCTAACTTCGGTTCGACAGGCAGTAGCCAACAATGCGCTGGAACCGTCACATACCCAATCCGCTAGCTTTCCGTAACCCTTACTTTTGGCAACAGCAACGTTAGTGGCGGACAGTACCCAATCGGTAGGGTATCTAACCCAAATGCGATCAAGTCCTTGAATGGCAGAGCCACACTGTCGTCCGGAACGACAGTGGCGATTCCATTCATCCACCCGTCATACCTGCAACGTTCGGTCCAAGTATCGATTGCACCTGATGGGACAGTCAATCTGCTCGTCGGTCCTGAAGTTGTTGTCACAGGTGGAATCGTGGAAATCCATTTTTAGTAGCTTTCCGTAACCCAGCCATGGAAAGCTCCATACACGAACAGCAGACTCACTCTGTGTCGCGTCGGACGCATCGTCACGATCAACGGCAACGTAAAGTTCGACGGCAGTGGACAGCAGAACTACTCGACGGCGAATGAGACCATCCCAGAAGCGTTCCGTCCGCTCGCCGATCAGAGCATCATCGCGTTTCCGCCCTGCGGTTTCAGCCTGCTTGTCATGCGTGACGGGAAGGTGCAGATGCTTGGCGACCCGAAAGCCGCTTACTCCACGGCGCATGGCTGTTGGATGACGGAATAGTTTTCCGTATTCCAGTCTGGTGAATGGGTCGTGGTCGCGCGGCCTAGAGGCTATGACGCCTACTGCGTCACGTCCATGATCTTCAAGCCGAACACGAACACGTCAATAGACATCAAACTGCCGATCGAAGCGGCAAACTGGGATTCATACTCCGTTGAATTACAGTTGATGAACGACGCTAAAAACAAAGTGCCGTCGTTCAACAACATCTCGATGATTACGAACAGTCATTCGACAAAAGGATTTCAGCTTGTCGCATGGAACGCCAGCGGCACGTCGCTGAGCTATCGCATCGCCGTGACTGTCCACGTCTTCGACGCGAAGCAGTAGTTTTCCGTAACCCCGATTCATTTCACGAAACTGACCTCCGACCCGGAATTCACAATCAGTGGATGCGTCGTCAATGGTTTGGCGACCGTCTACTGCCGGTGGGTCAACAAAGGCCAATTCCAGAATAAGGCGTGGGATGGTGTGCTTTTGGCAAGCATGGATGTGCGGGCCGTAATGGAAGGTTTCGGCGTGTTCGTGGACAGTCAGCAGGGCAGTCAAATGCAGAATCGGCTGCTTTATGTGGTCGGCAGCAGCGTGTATTTCCGTCCCGCGTATGATGCGACCATTCCCGCAAAAACATGGCATGCCGGCAGCGTATCGTTTCCGGTGACGACGGTTTAGGCCGTGATGTACGAGGAGGATGTGACGAAACCTTCTCCGTTCTGGCTGCCACCAAGATTCCTGTAGGTGAATTTGCCGTCCGGCAGTATGGTGAAATCTCGTTGGCTGCTACCGTCACGCCCACTGTACGCCCACCTCGTCGTAATCAATGGACACCAGCCAGCCGGCAGGACGCCGAAATTGCCGGTATCCCATGATGCCGTGGCAGCGCTCTTCCATTCCACGAGGATTTGCACCACATTCCCGGCTTTCACGCCCGTCACCTTGCCATACTGGCAGGTGATAAGCGTCTGGGTTACGGAATCCCACAGCTGGCTCATCGGAGGCAACTGCTTGACAAGCATGACAGGAGTTCCGGCGGTGATGCCACTGATCGGGATACGGGCGATCGGAATCCATACGGTGCCGGAATTGTTCAGGATACTACCCGCCGGTCCCGTGGGGTCAGCCGCCGTGCCACTGGTGGCGGTGCCCTTCAGCACCGCGAGCGCGATCGTTTCGATGTTGTTCGAGTCTCGCGTGTATTTCACGCAGATTAGGTCGTTGCGGTTCCGTCCTGTGACTCCGCTTTCGATGGTGACGGTTTCCGCCGCGGTGACGCGTGCGTATCGTCCTTCGATCACAAGGTTGAGGACCGGGATGAGCGCTTTGTTTGCTGACTGCATGGTCACGGCGGGGAATTTGCCGTCGCTGCCTTGCAGCAGGTAGTTGCCGTTTCCGACCAGTCCGGCCTGCATGGCTCCTTGGTCGCTGGATGTGATGTGCGGAGCGCCGGCCTTGCCGGTGATGAGATTCATGGTCATGGTCATTCCTTCCTATCTGTTGTGTTGTTGAGGTATGCGGCGTAGGCGGCGTCCTGCGTGGCTGCCAGCGCTTTGAACGTCTGCCAGCATGCGGTACAGACGAGCGCGCCCTGTGCGACTCCGTCGACGGTGGTGTGGGTGATGTCGTGCCAGTCGCTGGAGGTGCGTGGGTCACCGTCGGCGAGGTATGCGGAGGCGTGGCATCGGTCGCAGGTGTATCTGGTGATGTTCGTGGTTCGTGCCATTGATGTTCCTTTCTCTTTCAGGCTGTGCGCTGGTAGATGTGTCCCGGAAGCGTCGTGCCGCATTCCTTCCAAGTGCCTCCGTAGGTTGTTCCCGGATTGGCCGTGGAAGTGGTCCAGTAAAGGGAGCCCACGGGGTGGGCGGCGATGAATGCCTGGCTCACGCTCATGCCGTTGTCTCCCTTGTCACCCTTCGGCCCTTTGGGCACGATGTAGCTACCGACGCCTTTGACAGTCACATCGCTACCGTTGATGTCGGTGACCTGCCAGAACCCAAGTTCAAGACCATCTGCGAATTGATATTGGTCAAAAATGGTGTCTCCGACCTGCAGGTTTCCATTTGGCTGAATACCAGATAGGGCAATTGTTCTCACTTCTCCGCCCGCACCCGTACCGCTGATGTCGCCATTGAATTTCCGTAGGCTCAGTCCTCGTGGCCCAGTGGCTCCCGTTGGACCCTTCGCCCCGGTGGCGCCGGTCGCTCCGGTGGCCCCGGTCGGGCCTTGCGGTCCTTGCACTCCCTGCTTGCCTTGCGGTCCGGTGTCGCCCTTGGGGCCTTTGACATTGCCGAGCAGAATCTTCGTCATGCGTGCTCCTTATTTTCCGTCGTTGATCGTGTAGTACAGGTCTCCCGTCGCCGGATCGTAGGAGACGGGAGCCGCCGACGCGGTGGTCGTATCCGCGTACACGGCGTACAGGTCTCCGTTCGGGTCGACCTGCAGTGTGAAGAATCCGGAAGTTGGCGCCGTCACGCCGCTGGCACCCTGCGGTCCTGTCGGTCCCTGTGGGCCCTGCAGTCCCTGCGCACCTTGTATTCCCTGCTTGCCTTGCGGCCCGGTGGGGCCTGTTGCTCCGGTAGGTCCGGCAGGGCCGGTGTCGCCTTTCGGACCTTGCGGGCCGGTAGGGCCTCCTTCTCCGGCGGGTCCGATATCGCCTTTATCACCCTTGTCACCTTTCAGCCCTTCAGGACCTGGCGGGCGGGTAGGGCCGGCAGCTCCAGTGGCTCCTTTAGGCCCGGTCTCGCCGGTATCGCCCTTCACGCCTTGTGGGCCGACGTCACCTTTTGGACCTTGCGGTCCGGCAGGGCCTTGCGTTCCGATGATGGATTGACGGGAAATCGTCTTTCCCGTGAATAGGCTGCCGGACTGTGAAACGCACTGCCAGACGATGCTGTATTTTCCGCCACCTGACAATGCGGTCGAATATTCATTGACGAGTGGTGTTCGGTTCAACCATTCGCTCACGTTTCCCGTGAAAGTGGATCCCACCGGATATTCGCCGACGAGGGATTTCTTCATCACGAGCGCCGGAAGACCGACGTCGCCTTTAGCTCCCTGAACGCCCTGCGCTCCTTGCTTGCCTTGCGGGCCGGTGGCCCCGGTATCGCCCTTGTCGCCTTTGGGTCCTTTGATGTTGCCGATCAATAGTCGCGCCATGTGTCACCTTTCCGGGATGTCCACGTACAGGTTCCCGCTCTCGGAGTCCCAGACGAACGAGGGTGGGTTCGTGTTGTCCGGATAGTTCACGTACAGGTCGCCGTCGCCTTCCATGCTGAGCGTGAAGAAGCCGTTCGAGGGGGCGGATACGCCGCTGTCGCCCTTGTCACCCTTCTCCCCTTGCGGGCCCTGGATGCCTTGGGAACCTTGGATGCCTTGTCTGCCCTGGGGGCCGGTCGCTCCCTGTGGACCCGTGGGACCCTGCGGACCTGTGGAACCCGTCGGGCCTTGCGGCCCCGCGGCGCCGATCGCGCCGGCATCGCCCTTATCGCCTTTCTCGCCGCGTATCCCCTGCAGTCCCTGCGGGCCTTCGGGACCGGCGACGCCTTGCGGCCCTCGCTCCCCGGTCGCTCCTTTCTCTCCCCGAGGACCGGTGGGTCCGGTCGCTCCGGTGGCCCCCTGTGGTCCTGTGTCGCCCTTGTCGCCCTTCTCCCCTTGCGGACCCTGGTCGCCTTTCGGAAGCCCCAAATTCAAGGTTTTGTCGCTGCCGGCGCCCGTGAGCGACGCGCTTGCCTGTGCGCCGGGG